CTGACCCGTTGTTTCCAGGATTAGTAGGGACAGATGAAAATATAAACATCCTAACAGGATATTTTGATCCCGTTAAATTATTTCCTTCTACAGTTATTGTATTTGTTTTAAATTGAGTGTCGATTCCATTTAAAAACAAATAATCTTTTCCCCTCCTAAATCTAACCCTTGATCCTCTTAAATTTTTTCCGTCAACTCCTATGTAATTAAATTTATCTCTTGCGCCAGATTCATACCACCACTCTTCAATATTATCATAATCTCTCGGAGATGGATCTGATATAATACAAGTCTGTATTTTACCTGCTGGATTGTAAGTATCTTCTGAAACATATATTTCTATTATAGCTCCAGTTAGTATTTTTTTATCTATTTGACCCCAATCACTTCCTGGTACTATTGCTGAATTTTGTGTTAAATTAACTTGATTTTCAACCCAGTTTCCCGTAAAAGGTGCTCTTCTACAATTAAAAATCCATCTATCTCCAATATTATATGTAGATTGATTAAATATAACACTAAAGTAGCCAAACGCTATAGATGTAAGAATACCTTTAGATATTGGTTGTTTTGACTGAATTAATACACTGTTATTTTGAAGTGTGTATGTATTTATTGAATTTTTAAATACTGAATAAGTAGTAGGGCCATCAATTTGTATTGTTATTCTAGTATCTTCATTGTCTTTATTCTTATATCCAGCAAATGGAAGATTAGGAGAATTTGGCAAAGATATTCCATTTGGGTTTCCCTTCCCATATACAATAGGACGCTCTACCCATCCAAGGGTTATTCCATTGGATACTTGTGAAGATCCATAGCTTAAAAAACCATTTAATAAATTAGCTACAGTTCTTGTTTTTAATGATGCAGAAACATTACTTCCTCCTATTCCAATTGATTTAAATATCTCAACTCCAACCCCTGACAATTCATTTGGATCATCTACCTTTATTTTAAAATAAAGACCCTCAATAGCTCCAGATACAAATCCTGCTGCTTTTTGCTCTATCTCAAGTATCTTATATTTTTTATTTGATAGTGTAGGACCAGATGATGTTGCTTTAAATATAACATACTCCCCAACCTTTATTTTATTTAAATCTGATTGATTTATTAAAAAATATTTAAATAATCCATCAGAATAAAAAATAATTGGAAATACATTATAATATGATTTCTTAGCCTGCTTTACATATACCCTATAGTGTGTTGCCCAACAAGGTGGATTGTTTGTTATAGTTAGTTTTATCGAGTTGGCCGTTACTGAATTAAGTGGAGATATGTATATTGAGTTATAATTTGGATTAACTCCATTCAATATAGTTGTCATTCTGCCAAAATTATCTAGATATACTAGTCCAATTTCATAGTCTCTATCAGATCTCCATGTTGGCTTAGGAAGTTGCCCTGAAAATGTATTTGATATTAAACCAAGATTATAATTAACAGAAATTTCTTTTTCATTACAGTCAACAATATTTCTAAATTGAACATAATTCCCATAGGCAACCCTATTCCCTACAACGTCTTGTGCCTTAGCTGATAAAGGAACATTGTCATACAGTCTAGTGACCTGATCGCTGGGCAATGCCGCATATATTTTATTGTTATTAAATGTAATACTATATGATGAATTATTGGCTATTTGAAGTTGATTTTTAGAGTAACTGTCTATTATGCTTACATTTATATTCCTTGTGTCCCTAACAAGTATTTGTATTTCTTTGACAAACTGATTACCTGTTTCAACAGTAATTTTTACAAAGTTGAATTTATTTGTCATTGACACGTTATTCCCAACTCCATAGTCATACTCATACTCTTTTGCTCCAAATGCAACAGCAGAAAATGGAGCTATTGAACTATATTGGTCGTCAACATATTTGTATCTATATGAGAAGTATAAAAACTTCTCAGACATATTATCTGATACTAAAGCTGGATCGTAAATAGTTTCTATAGATGGGGCATATAAAGGCGGCTCAAGGATTACATTTATATCTTCATCTATTCTTGGATCGTCAACAGAGTAGGACTTTGCTCTTACTATATTAATCCTTCTTGGTGGATTATAATCATCTGTCCAGTATAAGTAAGACTGATCTTCTTGTCCTCTTATGTAGTTAACCCCTGTTATTGAGTAGTCTTTTTTAAGGTTTAGCTTTGATATTGTTGATGGTGTTGATTTGTTTGACTGAAGAACCCGTGTAGTTGTTCCTGTAATCCCGTCATATTCGTATATTCCATCAAAAGTATCGCATGCAACAAACCAGTAAATTTTATTTGTAGCCTCATACTCAATAGCTCCAATGGTTCTTGCTGTACTTACATTTCTTCCTGATACTATGGCTAAATCCGAAACAAGCGTATTACCTAACTTGTTTTTTGCAGCACCCGAATCTTGTCCTTCTGTGGCTTCTACATCTATATTTAAGGCATCGATATATTGACCGTCAGGAATAAGCCTTTCATCAAGGTCTTTATTCATAGACCCCTTTACAAAAGTATTTTTAATTTCTGCCATTATTTAATAATTTTTCCTTGACCACGCATAACCATAACAAGTCTTGATGGATGTATATCGCTAACTCTTATTTTAGCGTTATTTAATTTTTTCTTCTTTTCGTTTCTTACCCTATTTATTATATACTCTTGTATTCCATACTTATTGTTTAATATGGCCCAAGTAATATAAGCATATATATAATCTTCAAATAATTTGTTTACAGTAACCTTATCATCATTCCCGTTTTGCATACCGTCAGATATGTATTCAAGGACTATGAGTCTATTTCTAGCTCCTGAGCTAAAATTAATTACACCAGAATCAGGATTTACTTCAAACGTTGGGTTTTGATTTGCCAATTCAGGATTAAGACCATATCTTCCTCCTATTTGATATTCAAAATACCAGTCTCCACCCCAGCACCAACCCATGCAACCGTTATAAGCTCCTGGTCCAAAAAACTGTTGCATTTGCCCTTGCTTTATTTCAAGTATTGAAGTACCTGTAATTATCTCACCGCTAGAATCAAAAAGTATATTGTAATTATTGTCTTGCAAATATGCTGTAGCGGACATTGCTTGCCTATTCTCATGAAGCGTATATAGGACTCCTTCTACATTGATTGATATTCTGATATAGTTTACATAGTCTGGTGGAAGAACCATCTTTAGGCTATTGCCTAAATCAAGTTCTATTTTTTTGATGTTTTTTAGAGCATCATAATTTAATTCTTGAACACCTCTCTTTGCGTGAAACAAAACTTCATATCGCTTAACGTTGTTGACTAACTTATCGTCTCCTACGTTTATAAGCATATAATTATTTACAATATCAGCTAAAGATACATACTGATATGAGCCCCAGTTTTTATCTGTTGGAGCAATACCACCATTGGTGTAATACTGAAGATTATTTATATATGGCATCTATTAATTCTTTTGTTGTATATCTAAAGCCTGTTCTGTACTCATTATATTGACAACGTCAGCCTCTCGTATAGATACGCCTGAATACTTGCATATAAGAACAACAAGTCTTGGCGCATCACTTAGCGGAAGCTCAAAATCTTGGTAGTCAGTAGCAGACTGGTCGAATATAGGCTCCCCTCCTGAAAGTGAAGTATATGTCCACTTAGGGTCAAACGGATGTCTTACATATAATGCTTGAACATTCGAAACTATTGTACTTGGATAAACAGTAATACTTGGTGCATTCGTATTGTATTTACTTAAAGTATATACCGGATAAGATACTGTTGGTGTTGTTAAAATCGATGATATTAAATTTAGTATTTTCCCGTGAGAAACTTTTTCTATTTCTTTTGAGTCATTATATGTAAGTCTTAAAATTCTGTACGGTTTAGGATCTGTAATTAAATCATCACCAGGAGCAAAGAATTTATCAGTAATTGGATCATAGACCAATGTTTTTGTATTTAGGAATCTATCTATCACCTCCTCAAGTCTTCCTGTGATATCTGAATATCCTGAATTATGAAGTCTTGCGTTTGTCTTGTTTAAATTATTTGAATAATCATAAAAATATTGCTCGAATAATTCAAGTTGAGCTTGTCTTCCAAATTGATTAAACTCCTCTGGAGTTATATATCCACGATTGTCCTTGCTTATTATCGACAGGATTGTATTTCTGATTTGATTAATCATATTGCAAAGATAATAAAAAAGGGTCAACAAACTGCTGACCCCTTTTAATCTTAAACAGATTAGGTATTATGCCAATACAATACTTGATACTGCAACTGGTGGAACTACAGTCAATACTGGATTTGTCCAAGAAGTTTGCAATGCTGCTCTAACTTGAGCCTGTACAAAATCACGGAAATCATCATTTGAAACAGATCCGTGAGTGATTGTAAGGATGTCTCCACTAGCATTTCCTGCTTTATAAGCAATAGTAGTGGTAGTAGCGGTTGCCTGTTGAATGACGACAATACCTGTAACTGACACAAGCTGAGTTGTGCTACCTGAGATTGGGAAACTTAAAAACTTTTCCATTTTTCTTTTTTGTTTTAGTTAGTAAAATGCAAATATACAAAATATTATGCTTCGTATTCTCGAATTAAATATGTATAGAATTCCTGACCATCTTCGGTTTTAAGCCACGCCAATAATGCGCTCTCTGGAGTTTCGTCAAGTGGGACAGAAAACATTCTTTTCCTGTTGTCTTTTAGATTG